ATTGCATTTGAGTGCAGAAACGGAATGCTGTTCATTACGCTGCCATCGGGCAGGAAGCTATCCTATGTCAAGCCGCGGATCGGCACAAATAAGTTTGGTGGCGAATGCATCACCTACGAAGGTATCGGCGGCACAAAAAAGTGGGAACGACTCGACAGTTATGGTCCCAAGTTCGTAGAAAACATCGTTCAGGCAACTGCTCGTGACATTCTGTGCTATGCCATGACCACTCTCCGCAGTTGCTCCATTGTGATGCATATCCACGATGAAGTGGTCATTGAAGCGGATCGCCGGATGTCATTGCAGGCAGTCTGTGATCAGATGGGCAGAACTCCGCCCTGGGCGAAGGGACTCCAACTTCGCGCAGATGGCTACGAAACAAATTTTTATAAAAAAGACTGAGTTCTTTTTCCGAAACGGGGCTTTGCTTTCCATTAGGCAACAGAGATGGACGGCAAAGCCCATCGTGAAAGGAGAAAAATATGAGTATCAACAAATTCAACAGTGAGGGATATTACGATCCCACCGCCTACGAAGCCATGAGTGCTGTGGAAAAAGAAGAGAGAGCGCTTCGTGCGTTTCGACCCATTGTCTACATCTGTTCACCCTATGCGGGAAACGTGTCAGAAAATGTCGAAAATGCTCGGAGATACAGTCGTTTTGCCGTAGACAGTGGCTACATCCCTGTCGCGCCGCATCTGCTGTTTCCGCAGTTTCTCAATGATGATAACCCTAAAGAGCGTCAGTTAGGATTGTTCTTTGGGAATGCCATCATGAGTAAATGTACCGAGGTCTGGGTCTTCGGAGACCATATTTCGGCAGGTATGGAAGCTGAAATCAAGAGAGCAAAATGGAAGAATTATCGGCTGCGGTACTTTTCCGACTCCTGCGAGGAGGTGCGATATGGCATTCAAGACTGACTGCGGCGGCGTAGCAATGACCGCTGACATCAAGCTGTCAAAAGGTGCCACCACATGGAATACCAGGCTCAGTCAAATTAGTCGGCATGACCATTTGGTTACCCTGGTCACTTTCTCTCTGTGCGATTTTACCTATATTTCCAAACTCGTGTCCAAGCGAGAGGCTGGCGCAGGAATACGCATTATTTGCGGAGACAAGTATGAGTGGAATGCAATACAGCTGAAAAAGCAGTTTCCTGATCTAAAAATCTATGTGTCTCCTCACGCACACGCCAAGCTGGCACTAATTGAACCCAATACGGTATGGGTTTCCTCCGAAAACCTCGGTCACAAAAAGGAAACCTTTGATGCCTCCATCGGAATCCACAGCGTGGAGGCGTACAACCATTATCTGTCCCAGGTGGAGAGTTTGCTCCGAAGCCGAGATACCCGAGAAATCAAGGAGGTCTAACCTATGTTTACGATATACCATGCCGACTGCATCGGTCAGGCAAACAACTGTCTGTATCCCCATTCGGTAGAAATCACTGACGCGGCATCCCTTACCAGGGCTGTCAGTCGAGACTATGTCTGTGCTGCTTATGAAGGCAGCTACCGCAATAACGACAATTTTCTCGGCAGCGATTGTCTGTCCGTAGAGTGCGACAACGATCATTCGGACGATCCGCTGGACTGGAAGACACCTGCAGATATCGCAGAAGCCTTTCCCGGCGTATCCTTCGCCGTTCATTACAGCCGTAACCACATGAAAACCAAAAACGGCAGAGCCGCCAGACCCAAGTTTCATGCGTTCTTTGCCATCGACCGACTTACCGATGCCGAAGAGTACAGCAATCTGAAAAAGCTGGTAAATGTCATCTTTCCATACTTTGATACCAAGGCACTGGATGCTGCTCGTTTCTACTTTGGTACTCCGAAGCCCGTTGTGGAGTTGTTTCCCGGAACAATGAACCTTACGGAGTTTCTTTGCACAGAGGATTTTGATGCAGAAATGCCGGAAGGCACTCACGGCGGCACACAGATCATTTTGGAAGGAAGCCGCAACGCCACGATGTCCCGTTTTGCCGGTCGCGTCATCAAAAAATACGGAGATACCGATGAAGCCCTACAGTGTTTTCTGGAAGAAGCAGAAAAATGCACACCCCCTCTGGATGAACAGGAACTGATGACCATCTGGCACAGCGCTCAGAAGTTTTTCACAAAGGTGTGCCAGCAAGACGGTTATGTTGCACCAGAGGATTACAACCGTGGTTACAGCCTTCGCCCTGCAGATTTCTCCGACATCGGACAGGCCAAGGTCCTTGCACAAGAGTATGAGGGTGAAATGGTATATACCGATGCCACCGATTATATGTGCTATGACGGCACCCATTGGGCAGAGTCCAAACAACTGGCTGTTGGTGCCTGTGAGGATTTTCTGGATCGGCAGCTTGCAGAGGCTATCCTCGCCGTAGACAAAGCAAAACAGGCATTGCTGGATGCAGGCGTTGGGCAGGACATTATCGCTTCCGGCGGCAAGACGTTGGAAAAAGCCATCGATGACCGCAGCGAAAAAGCCTTTGCAGAGTACTGCTTTGCCATCGCTTACAAAACTTTCGTTATGAAACGCCGCGATATGAAATATGTGACCTCCGCTCTTCAGGCAGCCAAACCCATGCTCCTGCATAGCATTCAGGAATTTGACACCCAGGAATATCTGCTCAACACTCCCTCGGCTACCTATGATCTCCGGCTCGGAATGAGTGGTGCCCGTGACCACAGCCCGGAAGACCTTATTACCAAGATGACCACTGTTGCTCCCTCCGATGAAGGTATGGAACTGTGGCTGTCGTCCGTGGAGAACTTCTTCTGCGGTGATAAGGAACTGATGGACTATGTACAGCAGACCGTTGGCTTGGCAGCTATCGGCAAGGTGTACCAGGAAGCCCTCATCATTGCATACGGTGAAGGCAGTAACGGCAAGTCCACCTTCTGGAACGCTATTGCCAAAGTTCTCGGATCGTATAGCGGCTCCATGTCTGCCGATTCACTGACCGTGGGATGCAAGCGAAATGTGAAGCCGGAAATGGCAGAACTGAAGGGCAAGCGCCTGGTCATTGCTGCGGAGTTAGAGGAAGGTATGCGCCTGAACACCTCGATTGTAAAGCAACTCTGCTCCACCGATGAAATTTCCGCAGAAAAGAAATATAAGGACCCGTTCAAATACACTCCGACCCATACGCTTGTCCTATACACCAATCATCTTCCCAGGGTTGGTGCCAACGATGACGGCACCTGGCGTCGCTTGATCGTGATTCCGTTCAACGCCAAGATCCGTGGCAAATCCGACATCAAGAATTATGCCGATTACCTGGTACGCAATGCAGGCGGTGCGATTCTGGCTTGGATTATCGAGGGTGCGCAGAAAGCCATCCATAATAATTTCAAGCTGGCCGTTCCCCAGGTAGTGCAGGACGCCATTGCCCAATACCGCGACAACAATGACTGGCTGTCTATTTTCCTGGAAGACTGCTGTGAGATCGACCGCACCTTTACGCAGAAGTCCGGCGAACTGTACCAGGAGTACCGTGCATACTGTCAGCGCAACGGCGAGTATGCACGCAGCACTACGGATTTTTACACTGGACTGGAAAACGCAGGTTTCGGTCGCCATAAAACCAAGAAGGGTTCGTTCATTTACGGTCTTCGATTGAAGTCGGATTTTCTGGACTAATCAATGGGGGTGATGGTCAGGGACAGTCTTTACATAAAGTCCCCTTTAGGGCGATTTTTCGTAAAATCTGTTCTAAGAAGAGTTTTAGAAATGACCACCCCAGACCATCACCCCACCAAGAAAGGAAAGCCTTATGAGAGAAAAAAGCATCGAGCAAAAATTAGCCCTGATGGTAAAAAAGCGCGGTGGGATTTGTCCGAAATGGGTATCACCAGGATTTGATGGCGTCCCCGACAGAATTGTTCTGTTGCCCGAAGGCTGTATTGCTTTTGTGGAAGTGAAGGCCCCAGGCAAAAAGCCCCGCCCACTCCAAACCGCAAGGCACAAATTGCTCACCCGCCTCGGCTTCATGGTGTATGTCCTGGACAGCGAGGATCAGATCGGAGGGATTCTTGATGAAATACAATCCGCATGACTACCAAGCCTACGCCATCGAGTATATCGAGACCCATCCCATTGCCACCGTGTTCTTGGACATGGGTCTCGGCAAAACAAGCATCACCCTTACCGCTATCAATGACCTGCTGTTTGACAGCTTCGAGGTTCACCGGGTGCTGGTAATTGCACCGTTGCGTGTGGCACGGGACACGTGGACGGCTGAAGTAGATAAGTGGGATCATCTCCAGAACCTCATCTGCTCCGTGGCTGTTGGCACAGAGGCTGAACGCAAAGCAGCCCTCATGCGACCGGCTGATATTTACATCATCAACAGAGAAAATGTCCAGTGGCTCGTGGAAGAAAGCGGTATCCCGTTCACCTTCGATATGATCGTGATTGACGAGCTGTCTTCCTTCAAGAACCACAACACGAAGCGGTTCAAGGCAATGCTGAAGGTCAGGCCCAGAGTCAGCCGCATCGTAGGGCTGACCGGCACTCCCGCCTCCAATGGTCTGATGGATCTGTGGGCAGAGTTTCGTATCCTGGATATGGGACAGCGCCTGGGCCGGTTCATCACCAAATATCGCACCGACTACTTCATGCCAGACAAGCGGAACGGGCAGATCATCTACTCCTACAAACCGCTGCCTTATGCAGAGGATACCATCTACAGGCAGATTTCCGACATCACCATTTCCATGAAGGCAACCGACCACCTGCAGATGCCGGAATTGGTCAGCAACGAATATACCGTCCAGCTTTCCGAGAAAGAGCGGGAGCATTACGACGAACTGAAGCGAGAACTGGTGTTGACCTTGGGTGACGGTGAAATCACAGCCGCCAATGCAGCATCCCTCTCCGGCAAGCTGTCGCAGATGGCAAACGGTGCAATCTACGATGACAACGGCGATGCTATCCAAATCCATGACCGCAAGTTGGATGCCTTGGAGGACATCATCGAAGCTGCCAACGGCAAGCCGGTTCTGGTGGCCTACTGGTTCAAGCATGACCTCACTCGCATATCCGAGCGGCTGAAAAAACTGCATATCCCGTTTTCCCGACTGGATGACTCCGACAGTATCCGCAGATGGAACAGCGGCCAGATCCCCGTGGCGCTTATCCACCCTGCATCGGCAGGACACGGACTCAATCTCCAGTCCGGCGGCTCCATCCTTGTATGGTTCGGGCTGACTTGGAGTTTGGAACTGTATCAGCAGACGGTAGCCCGTCTCTGGCGACAGGGTCAGACCTCCGAAACCGTGGTAGTTCAGCACATCGTCTCAAAGGGCACCATTGACAACCGCATCATGAAAGCCCTCTCCCAGAAGGAGCATACACAGACGGCACTGATCGATGCCGTAAAAGCGGACTTGAAAATCTGAGACAACCTATGAAAATCCGTGCCAATCCGAGAAACAAAGAAATCGGAGGTACGAATATGACCCCTTATCAGGCATTAGCCAACGCCATTGTAGAACTGGCCGTAAAAGACTACAAAACCGCTCTCAAATACCACTACCGTCATCCGACCAAACAGGAATACGAAGACGAGGTTGCTTCTCTGGAACGTTTCTTCCGTTCCGGCTGGTACGAAATGCTGACTGACCTTGATGGCGAATGCCTCATGAACGGTGTTCGTGCTATGGTGCGCAAGGAGGTGGCGGCATGACAGCGAAGGAATACCTCTCTCAAGCATATCGTCTGGATCAGCGTATCCGCAGCAAACAGGAACAGATTGCTTCACTGAATGAACTTGCCGCCAGTTGTTCTTCCTCACTGACGGGGATGCCTCGAAACCCTAACCGTGGCGGTTCACGCATGGCAGATGCTGTATGCAAGATCGTTGATCTACAGGAGAGCATCGCCGCCGATATGGAAAAACTGGTGGATCTGAAAGCTGAGATTGTTTCCACCATAAAAGCTGTAGACTGCATCGAGTACCAGTTGATTCTGGAGAAGCGATACATCAGCGATAAGTCGTGGCCGGAAATCGCTGTCGATCTTGGCTACAAGATGCGTCATCTTTACAAACTACATGACGAAGCACTCAACTCAATAAAAATTCCTGAAGAAAATGTGTCCGTGCAGTAAATGGCACTATTTCGCACTCCTTGATCGTGGTATCATTATAATGCGAAGAAAATATGGATCAGCCTCATGGGAGCAATCCCGTGGGGCTTTTCTTATGCCCCGAAGGAGATGAAACGATGCCAAAGAAACCGAAGCGTCCGTGTTCTTACCCCGGCTGTCCCAAGCTGACGGACGGTAGGTTCTGTGAGGAACACGCAAAGGCTGAAGCCAAACGCTACGAGAAGTACGACAGAGACCCTGTTGTACGCCGTAGATACGGACGGGCTTGGAAGCGTATCCGTGACAGCTATGTGCAGCAGCATCCTTTGTGTGAGATGTGCCAGAAGGATGGCAGACTGGTTGCGACCGAGGAAGTCCACCACAAGGTTCCGCTGTCTGAAGGTGGAACTCATGCAAGAGATAACCTCATTGCCCTTTGTAAGTCTTGTCATGCAAAAATCCATGCAGAACGCGGTGATCGATGGCACAATCAGTGACCCGGTAGGGGCGATCAAATCTCTGTGACCTTCGCGCCGTGCAACGGGCGTGGGGTCCCGTGTGGAAAATCGCATAAGTTTTCGGGGGAATAGACCCCGGCATGAAGGAGGTGTGAAAAACATGGGTCAGAGAGGACCGAAACCCGGCACCGGCGGCAGACCAAAAAAGCCTATAGCAGATAAGATTGCGGATGGAAATCCAGGTAAGCGACCGCTGACTGTCATTGACTTCAAAGACAGCGCGGCTGATCTGGAGGGACAACCAATGCCAAAGCCCTCCGAGTTTCTTTCCGCCAAACAGAAAGACGGCTCAACGCTCTGTGCCGCCGAGATTTATGAAAATGTATGGAGATGGCTTTCCGAACGTGGTTGCGCCGCCATCATCTCACCGCAGCTCATTGAACGCTTTGCTATGGCAAGCGCCAGATGGATTCAGTGCGAGTCCCTCACCAGTGAGTTGGGCTTTTTGGCAAAGCATCCCACCACGGGTGCTGCAATCCAGTCCCCGTATGTTTCTATCGCGAACACATATATGACCCAGGCAAACCGCCTGTGGTCTGAAATATTCCAAATCGTCCGAGAGAACTGCACGGGCGAATACAACGGTGCAAATCCCCAGGACGATGTAATGGAAAGACTACTTCGAGCAAGGAAAGGAAACGGTTGATTATGTATGAAAAAGTGAATCCGGCACATCCCGATAAGATTGCCGACCGCATTGCTGGGGCACTCGTTGACCTGGCATATAAATGTGAAAAGAACCCTCGCATTGCAGTGGAGGTTCTCATCGGACACCATGTTTGTCATATCATTGCAGAAACCTCCGTTCATCTTTCCGTGATGGATGTGACCGCAGCTGTACATCGCATTGCCGGAAATCTGGCAGTGGAATATACCGAAGTGGCACAGGATGTGCATCTTTCCCGCAACCAGCGTGATGCCATCCGTTGCGGTGATAACGGCATCTTCAAGGGTATGCCCATGACCGAGGAGCAGAAAATCCTCTCCGGCATTGCCCGCGATATTTATAAGGCTTGCTCCTATGACGGCAAATACATCATTGACGGTGATCGGCTGATAATCTGCCAGAGCAATGCAAAGGCAGACCATCTCCGTGAAGTCTACCCCATCGCAGAAATCAATCCTCTCGGTGACTGGACCGGCGGCACGGATGTGGACACTGGTGCCACGAACCGCAAGCTGGGCAGTGATATGGCCGACTCCGTTACAGGAGGCGGTCTTCACGGCAAAGACCTCTCCAAGGCTGATGTCAGCGTGAACATTTACGCTTGGCTCAAGGCCCAGGAGACCGGCAAGCCCGTGAAGTTCTGTTGTGCCATCGGTGATGAGACTGTCGGCGGCATTCCCTACGAGGAAATCGTGGAAACGGCAAGAGCCTATATCAAGTCCGTTGGTGGCTTCGAGGCATTTGCCGAGTGGGGTCTGGTATGATTTTTGAGAAAAAGAACGTGGCAGAACTTCTGCCTGCCGACTATAACCCCCGCAAAGACCTCAAGCCCGGTGATGCAGAATACGAAAAGCTGAAACGCTCCATTGAGCAGTTCGGATATGTGGAGCCGGTCATCTGGAACAAGACCACCGGTCGTGTGGTTGGCGGCCATCAGCGTCTGAAGGTGCTGATGGATATGGGTATGACCGAAGTGGACTGTGTTGTGGTGGAGATGGACGAGGACAAGGAAAAAGCCCTCAATATCGCCCTCAACAAAATCAGCGGCGATTGGGACAAGGATAAACTTGCTTTGCTAATTGCTGACCTGCAGGGTGCTGACTTCGATGTGTCCCTCACTGGTTTTGAGCCTGCGGAGATTGACGACCTCTTCAAAGATACCATCAAGGACGGTGTCAAAGATGATGATTTCGATGTAGGCGCAGAACTGGAAAAGCCCACTATGACCAAGCCCGGTGATATCTGGACACTCGGTCGCCACCGTTTGATCTGCGGTGACAGCACCAAGGCTGAAACCTATGACCTCCTGATGGGCAATACCAAAGCCAACCTGGTCATCACCGACCCTCCGTACAATGTCAACTACGAAGGCAGCGCAGGCAAAATCAAAAACGACAACATGGCAGACGATGCCTTTTATAACTTCCTCCTGGATGCGTACACGCAGATGCACTCTGCGATGGCGGACGATGCTTCCATCTATGTGTTCCATGCAGATACCGAGGGTCTGAACTTCCGCAGGGCATTTGCCGATGCGGGTTTTTATTTGTCCGGCTGTTGCATCTGGAAAAAGCAGTCCCTGG